GTGCAGATTTTTTTATTTTGGACACGTTTAGGTTTCAAATTCGGGCGGAGGAATGGACTCGGAAAACGGAACGCCGGAATCCCTTACCAGGCGCGGGATTTCAGCGCTCGATTTTTGGACGGCGAGCGACGCCGGCGATCGCGGCGATCCCTCGCGGCCGGATTTTGGGAGTTTGACACGTTCTCCGGAGCCCATGAAATTTGAATTACAATCGATTACAAAATGGAGATATTGACGCATGACAGACGACACATATGAGCAAGTCCGCGACGAGGTTCTCAAGAATGCGGCGGAAACGGCGGCACGGCTCAAGGCTGACAATCCCGATGCCGAACCGGAGGATCGAATCAATGAGTCCTTTATCAATGATTGCCTCCGAGCAAATGAGCGCGGCGACGGGCTTTTATATGCCTATCTTTTCGAGGAGCGGTTTGTATTCGATACCATTTCCGAGGAGTGGTACGAGTGGCAGGGTCACTATTGGAAGCTCGACGAGTTTTTCCACCATGCAAACGAGGTCGAGGCGGTCGCCGAGGTCTATGGGAAAGCGGCCGCGAGGCTCGCGAAACCGATCCTCGATGCAATGGAGGCCGGCGATAAAGACAAAATCGGGAAGCTCCGAAACCTGCAGCGCGATTACAACAAGCGAGCGAGCCGGCTCCGGTCCGTTCGCGGCGTTGCCAATTGCTTGAAATTCGCGATCAAGAACAATCCGATGCCTCTCGTAATCAGCGGCAACGACTTTGATCTCGATCCCTGGTTGCTTGGTTGCGTCAATGGGGTGATCGATTTGAGAAATGGCAAGCTCACCGACGGGGATCCGGAGGACTATATCACTCGCGTTTCACCGATCGCATACGACGGGCTCGATGCCGAGCGGCCGGTATGGGAAAAGACCGTCTCCGAGATATTCGATAATGATACGGCCATGGTCGAGTTCATGCAGAGAGTTCTCGGTTATGGAATCACCGGCGACACTAGCGAGGCAAAAATTCCTATATGCCTGGGCCGCGGTCGGAACGGGAAAGACACGATCGTTGAGACGGTTGCAAAGGTCCTGGGCAACGATCTTTCCGGGCCGGTCTTGAGCGAGACACTCCTCGAACAGCAACGAAAGGGACCGGCCTCCGGACCGAATCCCGAGATCGTCGCTTTGAAAGGATTGCGGCTCGCGTTCGCGGCCGAGTCCGACGAAGGTCGACGGTTCTCCGCGTCAAAAATCAAGTGGCTCACCGGCGGCAATCTCCTCCAGGGACGCGGCCTCTTTGACAAACGAGCGACCGAGTTCGTTCCGCATTTCCTCTTGGTACTCGTCACTAATTATCGACCACAAGCGCCGGCCTATGATTATGCTTTTTGGCAGCGCGTTCTCTTGATCCCGTTCGATATCATTTTCGTCGACCGCAAACCGGAGCAAGATTTCGAGCGTCGTATGGATAAGCATTTGAAAGACGGCCTATTGGACGAGGCCTCCGGGATCCTCGCATGGCTTGTGCAGGGGTGTCTCGATTGGCAACGGCTCGACGATCTCGATCCTCCGCCGAAAGTGATCGACGCGACGGCCGAGTATCGCCGCGACGAGGACCTCTTGATCGCGTTCGAGGAGGATTGTCTCGACAAGAATCCGGAGTATGTCAGCGAGGCGAGCGAGCTTTATGACGCTTTCAAAAAGTGGTTTTCCGAAAATGTGAGCAAGCGGAACATCTTGAGTCAAAAGAAATTCGGCGCAATGATGAAAGATCGTTATCAGCGACGCAAGGTCGGGACCGTCAAATATTATGGAATCCGCCTAAAACCGAGCGCCATATATGGCATGGACGATTGATTTTCCGGGATGCCTAACAAAATCAAATACTTAGTTATAAATTACGGACTATAGGACGCTTTTGCATGAAAGTCGAAAATATATTTATACTGTGTTGGCTGTTTTCCTCTCGGGTTTCCTCTCAAACGGGGTGAAAATATTTTCAAGAAACAGACACAAAGGTCCTATAGTCCATTTACTAGAGTAAGAAAAAGAGATAAAGTCTTTATATCATTAAAGAAATCACCGATTTCGCGGCAAAACAAACGGTCCGGGAAGGTCCGCAGATGGATAACGTTCTTGATTTATTAGAAAAAGCCGGCATAACACCAAAGAAAATGGCCTCGACTCATGGCGGAGAGTATCATTCCGAGTGTCCAGGTTGCGGCGGAAAGAACCGGTTTCACGTTTGGCCGGAGCAAAACAGCGGGGCCGGCTCTTTCTGGTGTCGATCCTGTAAAGCGGCCGGCGACTCAATATCGTTTGTCATGAGTTTCGAGGGACTCTCGTTTCCGGAGGCCTGCGCGAGATTAGGTCGGGAGTTGAACGACTCGGCACCGCAAGGCGGCGTCGTCCGGATCCCGAGGAAAAGGAAACCTCGCGTTCGAGAATACAGTCCGCCGGCCGACCGGCCGGATCCTGGGGGGTTATGGAGGGAAAAGGCGGAGGACCTCGTCGCGTGGGCGCATGATTGCTTGATGAAAGATCCGGAGCATATGTCATGGCTTGAGGGTCGCGGGATCCAGGCCGAGACGGTCGAGAAATATCGGCTCGGCTGGAATCCAGGGAAAGCCGGCAAGGATCTATTCCGGCCGCGGGAATCGTGGGGCCTGCAGATCGAAATGAAAGAGGGTCGGAAAAAAAAGCTATGGATCCCGAGGGGCCTGGTAATTCCCATGATCGATCAAGGCCGCGTCTCGCGGATCCGGATCCGCCGGCCTGAAGGCGAGCCGAGATTTTACGTTTTGCCGGGGTCACAAATGGGGATCCTGATTACGAGGAAAAACGCTCGGTACTATATGGTGGTCGAGGCGGAGCTCGACGCTCTCCTCGTTGCTCAATTTGCGGGAGATCAACTCGGGGTCGTCGGCCTGGGATCGGCGAGTCGCCGGCCGGACGCCGGCCTATTCAAGATATTGAAGGCGGCGGCGATCGTTCTCTTGAGTGTCGATCGAGATGCGGCCGGCGAAAACGAGATTCAATGGTGGGCGGATCACCTACGGAACGTCGAACACTGGCCGGTTCTAAACGGAAAGGATCCGGGCGAGGCCTATCAAGCCGGGAGGGATATCCGTATATGGGCGCTGGCCGGGTTGCGGATCGATGGACGTTCTTCTATGGATAGAGGAGAGGGGGAGGCGCAAGATTCTATTCCGGAGCCGGATGAGGAAACGGTCGACGAGGAAACCGGTACCGGGATCGGCGACGAGAGCGGTCCGGAAAGGCCGGCGGGTGTCGCGGAGTTCGTCGCTCTATTGAAACAATATCCTCTTGAGGTTCGAATCACGAACCGTCGTACGCAGATTCGGGAGGATAAGACGTGGGCGGGGCGTAACCCGGGGGCGTCAAAGAGGTTCTCCGAGCTTGTGTTTTTCGACGACGACGTCGGCAAGTTTATCTCGGAGCATGAGGATATTGCGATCAACGCCGGCAACGTATGAAAGGGGGTTTATATATGACCGACAGAAAAGCTACCGCAGAAGAAATCGTAATGATGGGCGTTCGTTTTTGCGAGGAGAAAGGACTCCTCAACACTCAATATTCTCTTCCGACGATAGAATATCTGAGACATAGAAGGTACGGGGCTATCTATAAGCTAAAGAATTTGATCGAATCTTATGGAACAACAGAGGACAAGCAACACCTCAAAGACTTGGAAAAGAATTTATAGTGTTTCACGTGAAACAATCGAAAGGGGGCATATGATACGGATAGAGGTTAGGGCTAGAGAGGGCGGTATGTTTCGAGAGAGCCACAAATACCATTGCTCGGAATGTCGCATAGATGGTGCCGCGGATATCGGATCCGGAAATCTTTGGGACCTCCGGCTCGCGGTCGTCAAGGATCACAGGAAAATATCGCCGGAGTGTCCCGTCGACGCGATAGGGTCCGAGGTCTATGTGGTCGACACGGAGGGCCTCAAGAAACAAGAATATTTCTGTCAGCATTGCGGGATCAATGGATCCGTGTTAATCGAGGAACATGCCGACGTGTCGACGGTCGTCAATGTTTTGGACCTCGACCACAAACAACACGCTCCGCATTGCCATACATCGGCCTCGGCGTTACGGGTGAGAACGGAGGCCTCCGAGGAAAAGGATCGAGGCGCGATCATCACGTCGCAATATTTGACTTTCGTCAAGATCGAGCAAAAGCCAAGGACGTCCGTATGGCGCGTCGACGACCGCGACGGCAACGAGCTCGGCCGCGTCTTTTTCTATTCTAAATGGAGGCAATATTCTTATGAGGCCACGTCGCCGGCGATATACTCGTCCGGCTGTTTGGCCGACATTATGAGGTTTATCGCGAGTTTGGAAAGGACTCGCCGGAGCGGGATCCAGGCGGCAGACAGTAAACTGCAACAAGAAAAGACATGGTAAAGGGGGATATGGATATGTGTAGAAAATGCAAGGGCAATTTGATTCTTGGTCGTATTTGGGTGGGCGGATTCCAGCCAGATCAGGAACCACATGAAGCCGGTAAACTCATTGATATAAAAGAGATTGAAGTGGAGATTTTCTTCAGCGCTCATTACTGCCAAACGTGCGGCACCTTACACGACATATGGGATGATTCCGAGAGGCATCTCCCGGAAGAATAAGAAAAGACTTGGTGATATGCAACGGAAAGATCTGTTTGTCAATCTCTTGAACAACTATTTCGGGACGCCGGTCGAGGAGCTCGAATATTCGATTATGGAATTTCAATTGATATTCCCGGTTGCCGGCGCATTCCTGGACGACGAGCTCACCGCGGCCGAGGCGGAGCAAGAGGTTGAACATATCCTGGACCGGTCGCCGGCCATGTTAAACCGGATCGCAAGGTCGATCGAGATCCCGGATGGTATGAGGGGAAAAGCGTAAATGTCAAAACGACGAGGAACCAAAAAGAGAAAGGGGAAAAGAAAAATGAATACTCCGAAAATGCCTCCGCCGAATCCGGCGGACCTGGACGACGTTATTTGCACGAATTGCGGATCGACCGTCTTTTCGACGGGGCTCCGTTTGAGCAAAATCTCCGCGATCCAAAGTCGGACGAAAAAGGAATCCGTGTGGATTCTATATCAGGCGTATTGCACGAAATGTAAAGAGACGGATCCGGGCATTGATATGCCGGGGCCTGGGCCTGACATATTGCCGAGCGTCGATCCGGAAGATTTGGAAGTCATGGAATGCGAGAATTGTCAATCGAGTCTTTTCCGGACCGCGACTCTCGTCAAGAGAGTAAGCGCGATCCAGAGTCGAACCGGAAAGGCAACCGTCGCGACGCAAGCGGTCGCGATTTGCGTTTATTGTTACGAGCCTAAACTAAATATGATTAAATAAGAGGACACCTTGACCGACGACAATCCGGATATAAGCGAGGTCTTGAGCGAGAACCGATCCCTCGATATGCAGCTTTTATTGAACGCGAAAAAGGTTGCGGGTGAGAAGCTCTCGGAGAATCCGCTCGATCCCGAGGCGCTCGAAGCGTTTGACCGGGCGTCGAGAATGATAGAGGACCGGGCGGAAAAGGATAAACCGTCGGAGGATAGGTTTGCCTCTCGGATCGAGGTTTTCAAATACCTCAAGAATCAGGGGTATCGGATCGGCCGGAGCCGGTTCTATGAACAATGTCCGCCGACGGGCGGTATGCTGAAAATTGAGAGAGACGGGACCGTCCTTTCGTCAAGCGTCATGAACTATATCAAGAGGGCCTCGCTCAAGCGCCTCGGGGGTCAAGCGACCTCGTACGACCGGAACGCGGAGAAAAAGCTCACCGCGGAGATTGAGAAGCTCGGCGAGTCGACGAAAAGAATCCGCATGGAGAATCTCGTCGCGGAGGGAAAGTATATTTCGGCCGCGGAAGTTGAACAACAGCAAGCAATCAAGGCCGGCGCATTGTCGGCGTCGTTCGACCATATGTTCACAGTATCGACGAGGGAAAGCATACGCATGGCCGACGGGAATCTGAAAACGGCCGAGCGGATCATTCGATTTTGGATTGACAAGAAACGCGAGCTCCTCAACGAGTTTTCGCGGTTGAAAGAAATTGAGCTTGAGGTCGTCGATGATATCGACTGAGATCACGCGTTCGGAACTGCAGTCCGTCGGGATCGATATCCCGGTCGGTCAATATTTGGCTCCGCTCTCCATGGGAGAGCAAAAGATTTTGCAGATTCCCGAGCCGATGGCTCCGAGCGTATGGGCCGAGAAATATCGCGTCGTGACCATGTCGTCGGTTCCGGGCAAGTGGCGGAACGAGACGTCGCCGTATTTGGCCGGTATTATGGACGCGAGCTTTTTCGAGTCGGTCGAGACGATCACGGTTTGCGCGGCACCGCAAACCGGAAAGTCCGAGTTCGTGAATAATTGCGCGGGGTATGCGATCGATATGGCTCCGGGTAATATGCTGTTTATCTATCCGGACGAATTGACCGCGAGAGACAACGTCAAGGACCGGATCGGGGCCATGATTGAGAGCTCGCCGAAGTTGCGCGAGTATATGACCGGCGTCGAGGACGACGTTTCCTTTTCGCGAATCAACTTGCGGCACCTAAACATATTCACCGGATGGGCGAGGTCCGCGTCGAGGCTCGCGAATAAACCATTGCCCTATGTGATACTTGAGGAGACGGACAAGTATCCTATCACGGCCGGCAAGAAAGAAACCGGGCCGATCGAGCTCGCGGAAAAGCGGACGCGAACATATCGCTCGATGCGTAAAATTTGGAAGATCTCGACGCCGACGATCGAGACGGGCGAGATATGGCGAGCGTTCATGATCGAGGCGACCGTCCGTTTCGACTATTGGGTATGTTGTCCGGCGTGTGGTGAGTCGCAGCGCATGGTCTTTGATCGGGATCACTTCAAATTTCCGGACGACGTTCGGGATCCGGAGCGGATCTATCAAGACAATCTCGCGTGGTATGAATGCGACGCTTGCCATGATAAGTGGGACGACGAAACCAGAAACGAGGCGGTCCGCCTCGGTCAATGGCGCTCCAGGTTGAAAGACGACGACGTCTTATCACCTGGGCGGGATCTTGAGGGCGTGGTCAAGAAACCGCCGGCCGACGACGAGGACGCGGAGGAGTTCGAGGAACGTCTCGAACTTTTCGAATATCTCGAATCCTACCGACCGAAGAAAATCGCGTTTCATATCCCCTCATGGCTCTCGTATTTCGTGACGCTCTCCGAAGTTGCTATGCGGTTTCTCAAAGGAACGAAAGACCGTACGGCGCTCAAGGACTTCCAAAACAGCGATTGCGCGGAACCGTGGCTTGCCTACCGCAAGGAACGAGAAGAATCGACAATTCTCGCTTTGGCAGACGACCGGCCGCGGGGCCTGGTTCCGGGCGGCGGAGTCGTTGCGGCCATGACCGCGGCCGTCGACACTCAGAAATTCGGATTCTGGTACGAGGTTCGAGCTTGGGGATGGGGCTTACAACGGGAATCGTGGGGGATCCGCGAGGGGTTTGTTCCGACGTTCAAGGATCTATCGGACGCGTTATGGGAGCATGAATACCTTGACGCGGACGGCGTCAAATATATCGTCGCTTTGACCGTTCAAGATGCCATGGGCGAAAAGACGTCGGAGGTCTATGATTTCTGCAGGATCAACCGTGGGCGCATCTTGCCATTGAAAGGCGAACAAAGGATGAATCAACCGTTCGCATATTCGAATCAAGAGTTTTATCCCGGTACGAAAAAGCCGATTCCCGGAGGCCTGGTATTGTTGCGGGTCAATACTACCTATTACAAGAATCTCCTCGCAAACAAGCTAGAAATCAACGGCGCGGATCCGGGCGCGTGGCATTATCATTCGGAAATCTCCGAGAATTGGGCGAGGCAAATGACCTCGGAATTTGTCAACGATAAGGGCATATGGGAAACGCGGCCGAATATGGACAATCATGCGTGGGATATTTCCGGCTATCAATGGGCCGCGAATGAGGTTCTCGGCATACCGTATTGGAAAAAGGAAATGAGGAAACCGAAAGCGGCTCGACGAGGACCTCCGCCGGCTGTCAAAAAAAACGTCCGGTCGCGGGATCCCTCCTCCGGGATCTCGCGTCCTAAGTGGATGGAAGATCGATAAACATGAAAATCACTCCGGTTCGCAGTAGTAAAATCTTGATAGGGAGAGAAGCAATCCGGCACTATATCGCGAGGCATGACGGGTCGCCGGTCACGTGGAAAGTGGTCAAAGGACATATCGCTCTCGGTATGCCGGCGGTATTTATAAACGGGGG